TTATACGACCCCTGAGAAGGCTCTCAAGGGTGGTTATTCGGGTGGCTATGCTAAGGGTCAGATCGTCAAAGAAGCCAAGGCAGCAAGAATTGCTCGTGGCACTGCCCAACCTGGCATATTAAGTAGAGCTGGGGATGTCGCCAAGAAAGTAGTCTCACCAGTCACAGGGATGGCATCAAAGGCTGGTGGTCTAGGTGCGGCTGCTCTATCAAAGACTGCTGCGGTTGGCGGAATGGCCACTAGCAAGATTGCCAAGGGTATCAAAGCTGGTGTAGGAGCTACAAAGGGTGCAGCAGTCAAGGGATCTGCTCTTACTGGTCAAGCTCTTAAGAAAGCTATTACAAGGGTTGCTGGACCTAAGATCGGCAAAGCGCTAGCCTCGACAGGTATTAAGTCTATTCCTGTTCTAGGAGCTATTGCAGGGCTAGGGTTCGCTGCAAGCCGTCTTGCTGACGGTGACTTCCTGGGTGCTGGCCTGGATGCTGTGTCTGGTCTGGCCGGACCTGTTACTGCTATTCCTGCCATGGTCGCTTCTCTGTCTCGCGACATCTATAGCGAAGTGTTCGGAACCCAGCCAGAGACTGATCCACAGTTCGGCGAAAGAATGGCAATGGTTCAGGGGACTGTAAAAGGTCTCGTAGAGAATCAGATCGGTAAGAGAGTACAACCTAAGGGTAGCGCTGCTGGTCCCGGATCTGAAAAGAAAGCAGCTCCACCAGTTGCAGTGAAGCAAACAGGATCTGCTCCGGCTTCCCAGGCTGCTGCAAACCCACCTCCGAAACCAACTCCCGCAGACGCAATAAGCAGACCATCATCGGCTGCTAGCGATACTAGCGGTAGTAAAGGTGGTAGTCCACCACCATCATCAGGCCCTTCTGCAGCCCCACCGGTAAGCAGTGGTAGTCAACCTGCACCACCATCACCATCCGGCAGTGGTGAGCCACAAGCTCCGACAGCTGCTACGTCTAGTGCCTCAACACCTGAACCTGTTGGTGCATCACCACCTGTGACAGCAATGTCTGTACCACCTGCTACATCTACAGGCACTCAAATTGCCGCCGCGACCAGCGCTGCTGAAAATGTTGGTGTGTCTAAGCCGAAGATCGGTAGTGCCACAGCACCGATCAGACCTGCTACAAAGCCTACGACAAAGACAGGTGCAAAAGGTATGGGTGATGTGCCAGAACCTACATATCAGGGCATGGGCAATATTGCAAAGCAACTCTATTTTAGTGCGAGTATCTAATGGAAGATAACACATTAGCTGGTCTCACAAAACGCATTAAGCAAGTCGATCCTGGAGCTACAGTGATCGATCCAAAGACTACTGTTGTTATGTCGAATACTCTTACTGGTATTCAGAATGCTTTCAATAAGATTCTGACATACTCTAAGAATATGAATAAGATCCAGGAAGCAAAGCTGGAAGATACTGATCTTTATAATAAAGAAGCCCAACTAGAAGCACCTCGTCCAGCCCCTATTGCTGCAACTTCAGAAACTCAATCTGAATCTAATCTCGCGATCCTTATTCCTAGTCTGTTGAAGGTCATCAAGAAGCTCGATAAAGAGCTGCAGTATCTTGATCTTACAGGTCAAGAATGCGCATGTGATATGATGGGCGATGAAGATGTCTTCGATGACGATGATGATGATACCAAGCGCAAAAAGAAAAAGAAAAGACGCAAAACTAAAGGCCGCCGCCCGACTAGACCACGTGCTAGGCCGCGCCCTCGTGGTAGGCTTCCTAGAATTCCACGCGTTCCTATTTCAGGAGCTGCCCTAGGCTTTGGAGCAGCTGCTGTAGCAGCAACTGGTAGTATTCTATACGGCATCGATAGCTTTATGAAGTCGACTAATGTCGATACAAGAAAAAAGCAAAACGAAGGCATCAGCAAGTTTGGTATATCTGGTAACGGCACAGACGGATATGTAATCAACGGCAAGAAAGTCGGTGGTTATAATGACCTACCTGAATACTATAAGAATGTAGTTGATGGTTATGGAGCCAACAACAGAGGTGGATCAGCTGAGCGCGCAAGACAATATGTAGCGACTCATAATCCAGATGGATCAGCCAAGCAAGCTCCGCGTAAGGCAAAGGCTGAGGCTGCCGTAGAAGCTCCAGAGATTGTTGTTACTGCCCCTGTCAAAAAAGAAACTAGAGCCAAGCAAGACGACCAGCTTATCAAAGCAGCAACAAAAGCTGCTAAAGCTCAGGCTGTGCCTGTCAGAAAGGCTGAGCCTACTAAAACTATGTCTAAGCAGGGCAATGAATGGACGAACAATGTTTCATCCTTCATTGGTGATACGTATAGAAATGTAACATCCTTTATGGGCGGCTTCTTGGCTAAACTTGCAAGTCTCGGTAGCCAGCTGGGAAGTTTCTTATCCGGCGGTGCTCAAGATCTTGCTGGTATGTTTGGTTTCGGTAGCGGTGTGGGCTTCCAAGAGGCAAACGTTGGTGGCGTAAAGGGTGAGTGGGCGAAGGACGCACCTTTTATCTCTGGTGTTAATCAGCTTGCTAGCAAGTATGATATTGATGCTGGTGACCTATTAGGTCTAATGTATTCCGAATCAGGTGTTAATCCTCAAGCGGTGAATCCTGATGGTGGTGCTACAGGTCTGATTCAGTTCATGCCTTCGACTGCTCGTGGTATGGGCACATCGACAGCTGCCATCTATAAAATGAACAGGGTCCAACAACTTGCCCTTGTTGATAAGTTCTTTGCGATGAATAAGCTACCGAAAGGAGCGTCTGCCAGCCAGCTATACGCCACAGTGTTCCTTCCAGCTTATAATAGAAAGTCAGAGAATTTTGTTATCGCTCGCCCTAATGGGCCGAACGATGCAGGTAAAGTCAACAGTAAATGGTATACATCGAACGCTGGTCTCGATTATAACCGTGACGGTGTTATTACCGTTGGGGATCTTGGTAGGCATCTAAGCAAAAAGCGCCAAGCAGCTGGTCTAGGCCCTTCTCAAGTTGGTACAGGGTTCAGAGCTCTTGGCAACTTAGCCACAGGCGCTGCTAGTTCTTTTGGTGGTGCCGTATACGAAGCAGCTGCTAGCGCAGTAAAAGGCATTGGCGACTTTATCATGCCTGTGGCTTCGGTTCGTGTTACCAGTCCATTCGGTCCACGTAGGATTCCGGAAGGCACTAACGGTAAAGGATCCTCTAACCACAGAGGTGTTGACTTTGGCGCTAAAAGAAGAGGGGTTGCAGGAGATCCCATTTATGCTGCTGCGCCAGGTATTGTTGAAATGGCGCGCCCGTATAAAGGCTATGGTAACTTCATCAAGATCAACCACGGAAAGGGAATGGAAACCCGCTACGGTCACCTTATGTCCTATAATACCTTCGAAGGTAAGCAGGTTCAAAAGGGTGAGCAAATAGCTCGAATGGGCGGTGCTAAAGGTATGCCAGGGGCTGGTACTAGTTCCGGTCTTCACCTTCACTTCGAGCTGATAAAAGGTGGTACACCAATCGACCCACTTAGATTCCTTGGAATCTCTACGCCTGTAAGACCTGATGCAGCCGCTACCGAGCCAGGTAATGAACAAAGCCTCAAGCCAGGTCAAAAGCCAACGGTTAAACCTAACTCACAGTTGGCTGAAAGCGCCCAGCAAGTAGCTATTGATAAAAAGAAGCAAAAGCCTCAGGTGCGCTCTACAAGTACATCACGTGGTACGCCTGGTCGCGTTGTGCCGGTTCCTGGTCCAGGTAAAAGACCTGCTAAGCCCCAAAAGAAGTCGACCATGGATCAGTTCTTAGGATACTTCGGCGCGGCATAAAAATATGGGGGCCGTAGCCCCCATACTCCTTAATCTTCTTCGGCTAAGCTCTTGAAGAACTCCATTCCGATATCCTCATCGTCATCATCCACTACACTCTGTTGAGGTGCAGCTGCTGCCTTAAAGGCTGGAGGTGGGGCTTGATCAGGAGCCTTGAAAGCACGCTCTTGCGTATTCAACGTAGCCAGTCCAAGAGCCTTATCGAGACGAGCCTTAAGCTCATCATACGACTTGAAGTTCTTAGGTGATACGATGTCCTGCAATGAGTATTGCGACTGCCAGATCTGCTCCAGACGATCATCGTCATCGGTAAGCGGAGCTGGACTCGAGAACTCAGACTTATCGTAGTTACGGTAGCCTTCTACCTTACGAATCTTGAGCTTGAAGTCTGCTCCAGCCCAGAAGTCGAATGGGTTCACAGGCTTCTCATCTTCAAACTGTGGTGACATCAGATCGTTGATCATGTCAAAGATCTTCTTACCGTACTTGAAGAGGAACACCTTGCCTTCGTTCTCTGGCTTTGCAGAGTCCTTGACTACGTAGATGTTCGAATAATAAGCGAGCTGACGCTTCTGCTTACGGGCAAGATCCTTGTTAGCATCAATGCCAGAGTTCCAGAGCTGTGAGTTCATCTCCATAACAGGATCGGGGTTACCGAGTGTCGAGAGACAGTTTTCGATGTACCAGCCACCTTGGCCCTGGAAGGCGTGTGACCACATGTGTACGAATGGAAGGTCCTCTTTAGGAGGAGCAGGAAGGAAGCGAATAACAGCATAGCCGTTACCAACCTTGTCTTCTGTAATTTTCCAGAAACGGTCATCCGGACCGCTGTTGCCAGCTTGTGGCTTGTTGAGCTTTTCTAGCTCATTGGTGAGGCGATCCAGGTTAGCACCAGCACCGCGCTTAAGGTCTGCAAAAGAACTTGTCATATGTATTCTCCGTATGTTTAGTATGTTTCGTATGTTTGTATATTTTCGTATCCACCATTAGTTCATAATGTGGTCTTATTTATATAGGCAATCTTGCCGTTTTAGGCAACATGTTTAATGCCTCACCTTCATTTTGTAGCATTGCCTTTAACTTGGCGTTGCTCTTTATAATCGACGCAGCAGTCTCTACTTCTAGACCATTTGTCTCACAGTAATGAACCACTGCGTCGATATACTCTAATCCACGCTCTACCACAAGGGATTCGATGTCCGCATAAAATGATTGCGGTAGCAGCTTCTTGA